CACTTATAGTTTCTTTTAGTAGCAGGGGGGCCATACCTTCAGCAGTTTGGTAGGGGTAGTAACCACCACGTCGCCAACCATTACCACCAAACTCAACAATTCTTGCATGTGGGGCGGTATTACCAATGGCAATCTTTGTAGTGCCTTTAGGTAAACCCTCAATCTGGTACAACAAGTTGTTGAGTGCAGTCTCTTGAAAGAGTGCTTGGTTCTGTCCACCATCACCAATAGACCGAAGGTTACCAGTAAACTGACCAGATGGATTGTTAGCAGAGATTCTATGACTCATCACATAGTCACCTGTATCAACAGGACTATGCCTAACGACAACTTCTGCTAGTTTCTTAGCAAGTTCAGGTGCAACCTTATCCAGATCATTTTTGAGTTTACCAATGACCTTACTGATACTGACACCAGTTGCTCTACCTTGAAACGCGGCCATTATTTTACCACAACAAACTTATAGCACATTGCATCTGAGGAAGACTTGATAGAGTCTACTTCACTCACTGAGTAAGTAGCACCATCGGTGATCTTAAAACTACCAGAGGTTTCGACATAGGAGTTAAGAACTTCAACAATGTCTTCTTCTGGTGTAGGGCTGATCACATAGACCAGCATAGAGGGCTGTACGGAGTCGCTACGGAGCCTCTCCAATTTATACTGGTATGGGTAGGCCCTAACTGTGTAAGGTGTCTCAGTGGCTCCCATAGAGCCTGTAGCAATGTCATAGGTGCCAGTGACTACATGAGTGAGTGTTACATCATGTCCATGCTCTTGGATTAACTTCTTGAGTGTGTAACTATCAAACATCTAGGTAATCCACAGGCGGCATGGGATTATCAAACTGACCAACATAGAAGCGGGACTTCGGCCTATCAGTGTTGCTTGCTGCACTCTCCATAGCGGAGATAGAGATACCACCACCAGAAACGCCAAGAGACAGTCCACCAGAGCGTCTACCCATTTCAGCTAGTTGTACAGCGAGTTTGCCATATTGAGCAACACGGTTACTGTATTTACCCTCTAGTGCACCATCTAGTTGGGTATCAACCATACGAGAATACTTGGCAACAAGGATACCACAAAGCCAAGAGGCAGCGTTATATACGTTATCTGTATTCTGAGTCAGAGCAAATTCAATCTCTGAGTTCTGAAGTTGTTGGTCACTGGTATCTGTATCACCAACCAACAGTCTAACAGAGTTAAGGCGACCTGATACAGTGTCAGTCCCAAGGTCAGTAGGATCATAAGTCCACATATCAAATCACCTTAATGTGCATCAATCGTTTTCCAGATGCCCATAGGACAAGCGCCAAGAGCGAATCTTTCCGATTTGCTTATCTTTGATCTTGCTAGACGGGCATTTCTTATCAAGAAACTCTGAAGTAGTCTTGGTCTTCAACTTAACTTTAGCGTTAATGTTACTGACAAGAATCTCAAGTTCTTCGATAGTATATTCTTCAAGTCCATCACCAATCTTGATTCGTTCTGCTACTTCAACTTCCTTTTCAGGATTGTGGTGAACCAGATCAGAATAGAAGAGTTGTTGGACAATCTCATAGGGAACACCAATAAATTCCCAGTTGTAGCGGTCACCCGGTTTCCAGAACTTACCACCACCTTGAAAAGCGGACTTGACAAACACTGGACGATTAGGGTAGAAGGTAAGACTAGCTGTGTTGCTCATCAGTGACCACCCTTTACAAATACAGACTTAACAGCCCACATAGCGGCTTGTTCATAGTTGGTAAGTGCAATAGATTTTTGACGGCTAGTCGGAATGTTTGTCTCAATAAAACTGATCAGTTCATCAGTCAAAACTTTAATCTTATCCACCACTTCGTTATTTGAAGGGTTGAAACTTGGATTAGTGGAGAAAGTACTCATTGTCGGGTATCCTTAAAGAAGGGGTAGCAGTCGGGATACTACCCCTATAGGTTAGGCGATAACAGTGGCGAAGAACACACCAAGGTCAGAACCAGTCACTTTTTGGTCATAGGCCATGTTGATTTCCACCTTCTCAGCGATACGCTTGGCAAGCAGCCAATCACCACGATAGGTAGTCACACCCAGACCATAGCCCGATGCTTCAGGCAGGTTGTCCCACGAGAAGCAGATGCCCGGAACAGCACTCATCATACCAACGGTACGCGGGCGATAGAACAGAGCAGCGGACTTACCACCAATAAAGGCGTTCGATTCTGCAACACCTTCAACCGAAGCGTTGTAGACGGCTTCCATGACCAAGAACTCTTCAACACCGAAGATTTCAGCCAGTTTAGCATCGGTAACCAGAGCGGTGTTGGTGACGGTAGCACCACCGTTCAGACGGGCAAGAATCGTCGGGTGGTTGATAAGTTGGTCGCGGACCTCTTTACCAACAACCATGACGTTGGGCTTGAACCCACCCGACTTCAGTTGCATTGCGCGCGAAGCAGCGGTAATGTCAATGATCGGAGTCGAGTTGGTGTAGTCAGACCATTGACGCACTTGTGCACCAGTCGGAGCGCCCGAAACACCAGTGTATTCCGTACCCCAGATACCAGTGGCGAAGTAGGTGGAAGCCCACTTGCGTTCTTTGTCAATCATCATCTGCATGGTGATCTGTTCAATAGCCGCTTGACGTGCATTGAGAGCAGCGTCTTCGTTAGCCATCACTTCAATCGACAGCGAACTGCCAAGCGAGAACACGTCACAGAAGTAGTTGTCATTCGAGATAGTGAAGCTGACTTCCTGCGATTCAGTACGAGCAGCACGAGCCTGAACTTCACCACCACGGTTGAAGTGTTCACGATCATATTTGTAGTATTTATTCGATTGTTTATCAACCGACACACGAGGGAACACTTTGTCGGCCACAAAACCAGTAGTCGATTGCAGGTATGCCATCGTAAAGTTGGTCAGGGGAACGTCAAGGTGAACTTGCGAAGAAATGAGAAGAGCCATAGAATGTTATCCTTCTAATTAGGCAGCGGTTTCGCCACGGACAAGGCGGACAGTGACGATTTGACCGCTAACAGCAGCCTCTTCAGCATAGCCTTGGATGATATGACCAGTGGTAGCAGCAATAGCACGACCAGTGGCGTTAGACGACACAGCAGCACCACGAGTAATCGTACCAGCAGCAAGGACTTGCGCACGGCCATCATACTGAACAGCAACAGCCTGACCAGCAGCAGTGGCCGTAGTCAGAAGGACACCATCGGTACGCACACCAGCAGTACCAACCGGGTCAACTTGACCATCAGCAGCTTGAACGACGAAGATAAATTGGGTAGCAAGCGCCTGACCAGCTTCAAAGGAACGGGCGACTACGTTTTCACTACGAGCCATGTTTTAGCCTTTCTTAGAGATTTGTTTGTAAAGGGCCTTACCTTCGGCAGTCTTTGAAACCACTTCAGTATAAGATTGTTCAAAGGTTTTGCCGGGGTTAGCCGCTTGGTAATTCTTTGCCAGAAGATCAAGTTTAGCTTCAGGTTCCAGCAAATCTTCTTCAGAGGCTTTCTTACCAATCTCACCAAAGAGACTTGCAAACAAAGCATCAGCAGCGCGAAGGGCTTCCATGACAGCATCTTTTTCGTCAAGAGCGTCAACAGCTTTCAGGAGTGCACCACGTTCATCTTCAGTACCTTTGAAGTTAGGCAGGTCAGTACGGGCACGTTTACGAAGTTCTTCAACCTTAGCGGCTTTCTCAACTTCTTCGAGTCGCTTAAGGACAGGGGCAGGGATTGCAGACTTAGCAATCATTTCACCACCAAAGTCAATAAGTTCTTCTTTCTTTTCCACAACAGCGGCTTTGGTAAGTTCTTCAACTTGAGCCTTCAGAGTTTCAATCTCTGTATCTTTTGTGGTAACTTGACCTTTAAGGTCATCGTTCTCAGACTTCAGAGTTTCAATCTCTTGGTCTTTCTTTTGAATTTCTTCGTCCATAGGATTATCCCGTTTAAAGAGGGCGACAGTTGCAAGTTGATTAGCCGGGTTATCAACAAGGCTCACTTCGTCCAATACAAGGTCAGTAAGTTCAGTGGGCATTAGATAACCTCTCGCTTTGCGCGGCCCCCAATAGAGAAAGCCTTTAGTTCACCGGATTTGACTTTTTCCCAAGTCTTATTATCATATACTTTAGCACAGACCAACCAACCTTCTTTATCACAAGAGATTCCGAAGGCTTTGGCAAGTTCAGCAGTCAATGGGAAAGAGTGAATAAACTCCCCTACCTTTGACCCTGTGTGCATCGCTTTAGTTGTGCGAGTATTCCACATAAACTCAGTTGCAGCCTTAGTCATAGTCTCTGCACTGATG